CAAGGTGTGGCGGAGGCTGGGTATAGGCGCGATGCGTACCAAAGAGATTACGACAGTAGTGTTGCAGGCATGGGCAAGCGCCAGTCGTACGCTTATAGTCAAGACGGTGGTGGCAATGATGAACGACACGATCTAGATCCATCTGATTGGTACATTGTCAAAGATGGAAAAATGTACAAAACATCTGTTTATCCTAGACAAGAACAAGAAGCAATAGCACGAGGGTACAGTCGTACTAGAGAACAAGCCAAAGCCAAAGCAGACCAGCAAGGTGTAGCAGAAGGATCTGATGATAATAGCCCGGTGTCTAGTGCTATTACACGTAGAATCCTGATGCAACGTGCAGACTTGTTAAGCAAGTACGGTCCAGTAAAGGTCATGTCTGCAATTGAAGAAGTTGCAGATTTTGTAGGTGATGTTGACGAAATTGGCAGCAGTGATGTGAGCGGTTGGATCAAGCATGTTGAACAAATTTTAGGCAACATGACCGAAAGCAATCCACAAAGTCATCAGGCACAAACCACGCTAAAGCATTTGAAAAAAGCCAGTTATGGTGACAGAGCAGATGCCGCAAATATCAAACCTGGTATTAAAGGTGTCAGCGATAGACTTGCGTTCTTACAACGTGCCAAAGACGAAGGCAATCTAAAAGAAGAAGCCGCAGGTGTAGGCGTAGTCAAAGATGGAAATGACCCTAGATATGTAATGGCCACAACAGGCGATCAAAACGATGTCGATGGTAACACCCTAAAAAACATGATGAAAGCATATCATTTGTTTAAGAAAAAATAAGATGGTTACTAAACTAAATTTTGACTTGTATTGCCGCTGGTATCAAATTGAACCTACTTATAGGATCTATGTCAACGATGATCTTATTACAGAACGTACCTGGAATCATCCCAACGGCAAAGAATATCGTCAAGAAGAAATATTAGTAAATCTAGATCTAAATAAAGAACACAACTTAAAGCTGGTACCAGTGGCACGAAATAACCCAATATTTGAAATTAAAAATTTTTCAATAAACAACGAAATTGCAATACCCCAAGTTGGATTAGATCACAAGTTTGCAATATCCCAATAAATAGTATATTAAGGATATAAAAATGAAAACAACAGACTTTATTGTAGAAAATCAAATTGTCGACGGTGCCCAAAGTATGCACAAAGATCACGAAGTGCAAATGGCACGTCAGGACTGCTATAATGCCGCCGAGGCCGCAATTGAACTACATCACCTGTTAAAAAACATAACTGAAATAGATGGATTAGAAGGTTGGGTAAGTGAGAAACTTACCTTGGCCGCTGATTATTTAAAAACTGTAAGAGACTATCTGCATTATGAACACACAGCCGGGCAAGAACAAGAACTGCCGACAGTGAGTTTTGAATCTATAGAAAATAAATTTAACAGTCTAGTAGAGAATACTTCTTCCTCGTCTATTGCTGTTGCAGTTACTCCAATTGGAGGCGGAAAGCCATCAAATGGTATTCCTAAAAAAATTGGCAATGTAATTAGTAGATCCAAGGTGCCTACGGGCAAAGGCGTATATTAATATGGACATGAAACACCTACTAGAAGCCATGCATAAATTTGCCGGCGAACCAGAACAAAAACCCGGCGATCAAGTACGTGGCACAGAAAAGGCAAAACCTTATAATAAGGCACACCCTTTTAAAAATCGTCTAGTAGGCGAAAATCTTTTGGCCGAACTTGAAGATTCTTTGCGTTCTCCCGACCCCACAAGAAAACTAGCTCGTGAATTCGAAGAATTCAAAACCACTGGCGGTCCAGGTGAAGGCAATTTGCCCGACGTTATTGCAGTAGATGTTCCGTTAATGATTAGACTACTTGAATTTGCTCGCGAAGATGCCAAGAGCGATGTTGACCTTCACAGCATAGCTGAAAAACTAGTACAACTTTCTGCCAGCGGTAATGTATTAAGCATGGACAAGTATGAAGAAGTTGTTGGCCACAAAATCGATGAGTACGGAGCAAATGGTTCAGCGATTGGTCCAAATGCACAAGCAACTGCCGGTACCGGAACAGCACAACAAACAATTGATCCAAAAGATAAATTAGAACTAGACAGATTGAAACAAAGTGTACAAAAACTTAAACCTTTGAGTGCTAAAGGATTGGACATACAAAAAACTACATCTGCATTAGACAAGGCTGACTCAGGCCAACAGTTGAATCCTGGCGAAGAAGATCAAATTAGTAAGTTGGCTCCAATCCTGGCTGATCTATTAAAAAACCCTTCGTCTAGTTCTAGCATTGCTACAACAGCTAAACAGGCCAATGCCAAAGATATCGCAGACCAATTGAAAAAGGCACAAGGTTAATTATGTTTTTACTTGAAATCACAGATCCTATAACTACTAAACATCGCGTCAGTGTTACAGTAGTTGACCAAGGTGCCACAGCAGTTACGCAGAGAAATACATTAATTCAAAAAATTATTCGAGTTGTGGCCGACTCCGAAGAAGAAGCAGTAAGCCGGGCCATGGCCCATTATAAAAAACAAGGCTATCAGGTCAAAGAAGCCAATTATATTGGCACTGTGACAGCCTAAATATTTGATTTTCTAGAATCTTTCATATATAATTTAACTTTAAGGAGTGATTATCTATGACATCAAAAATGTTCAGCGGCGAACAAAAAGCCAAACTTACACAATTGATTAACGAAGGCATGCAGGTATTGCATGAAGTCGATGATCTCAATGCCGGTCTCAATGACACCATCAAAGCTATTGCTGAAGAATTAGAAATTAAACCAGCTGTACTTAAAAAAGCTGTTAAAATTGCACACAAGGCCAAACTCGGTGAGACAAATCGAGACCACGATGATCTAAATACTATTTTAGAAACTGTTGGCAAGACTCTGTGAAAACTCTATTGTCTGGCATATCCAATTGGATTAAACAAGACTGGCGTAGTAACCCGGTACGTTGCGTTTTAGAAATACTAGCCTGGTTTCTCAGCATCGGATGTAGTGTTACCATGATGCTTACAGTACCAACTCCGCCGTTCTTAATTCTTTATCCGCTGTTCATTTTGCAATGTGCAATTTTTGCATGGGCGGCTTGGACTAGACGCAGTTCTGGAATGTTGGCCAACTACTTGCTGTTGGTTGGTATTGACAGTATTGCGTTGGCCAGGATGTTGTTTTTATAAATATGCTATAGTTCCGCTGTACTATAAACAGCAAGTAGAGTGTGTGTGAGCTAGAAGTCGCACTTGGAGAATAAATGAGTTATATTGATGCATTGTTTGATCGAGCAAAAGATCAAATTCACGTGGTGGAACGTTGTGATGGCCAAAGGGTATATAAAGAATATCCAGCCAACTATGTATTTTATTACGACGATCCCAGAGGCAAGTACAAAACAATTTATGATACACCTGTCAGTCGTTTCAGCACAAGAAACAGCAAAGAGTATCATAAAGAACTAAAGATCAATTCTGGCAAGAGACTTTGGGAAAGTGATATTAATCCTATCTTTAGATGCTTGGAAGAAAACTATTCGGGTACAGAATCCCCTAAACTAAATGTAGCCTTTTTTGATATTGAAGTTGACTTTGACCCCGAGCGTGGCTATAGTCGACCAGAAGATCCATTTAATCCAATAACAGCCATATCAGTATACTTAGACTGGATGGATAAAATGATTACCTTGGTGATTCCTCCCAAGAGCTACAGTTGGGAGTCAGCAGAAGAGATTTGTAATAAATTTGAAAACTGTTATCTCTTTGAGCGTGAAGAAGAAATGTTAAACACATTTCTTGATCTAATTGAAGATGCAGACGTACTCAGTGGCTGGAACAGTGAAGGCTTTGATATTCCTTACATGGTCATGCGTACCAAGCGTGTACTGAGCAAAGATGACTGCCGTAGATTTTGTCTCTGGGGACAAATGCCCAAACAGCGCACATTTGAAAGATTTGGCGCAGAGAACATTACCTTTGACTTGATTGGTCGTGTGCATATGGACTATATGCAACTGTACCGCAAGTACACATACGAAGAACGTCATAGCTATTCGCTTGATGCCATTGGCGAATACGAACTAGACGAACGCAAGATTGCTTACGAGGGAACCCTCGATCAACTATACAATAAAGATTTTCCCAAGTTTATTGATTACAATAGACAGGATACAATGTTGTTGGCCAAAATGGATAAGAAATTAAGATTCTTAGATTTGGCCAATGAACTGGCTCATGACAATACTGTACTGTTACCAACTACCATGGGGGCAGTTGCCGTAACTGAACAGGCTATTATCAATGAAGCTCATCGTCGTGGTATGATTGTTCAAAATAGGAGAAATCGAGATGATCAAGGTGAAACACAAGCCGCAGGTGCCTATGTTGCTTATCCCAAAAAAGGCATCCACGAATACATCGGAGCAATTGACATCAACTCGCTCTATCCCTCGGCTATTCGCGCCCTTAACATGGGCCCAGAAACCATTGTCGGACAACTCCGACCGATAATGACTGATCATTATATTAAAGAAAAAATGTCACAGAATAGTGACAACTTTGCAGATGCATGGGAAGGTTTATTTGCCTGCCTAGAGTATACTGCTGTAATGAACATGGAGCCCGGTACTGAAATTACCATTGACTGGGAGGGCCAAGAGCCAACTGTACACAGTGCCGCAGACGTATGGCATATGATGTTTGATAGCCAACAACCTTGGATACTCACTGC